CTGGGGGTAGGCGCCGCTCGGGCTGGTTTGCCAGGCTTGGCAAGAGCGCTTGAGACTGGCGGCTTTGTTGGCCCGTCTCTTCCCGCGCGCATGGGCGCAGGCGCTGCCGTAGGTGGCGGTGCTGCGGTTATGACTGGCGAAGACATCGAAACAGGGGCTGGCATTGGTGCGGTTGCTGGGCCTGCGTTAAGCGGTCTTGTTAAGGCAGGTGCAAGAGGTACCGGCGCCGCGATGGATGTGCTTGGCATGGGGTTGCCCCAACGCCGCGCGGTCAACGTGCTGCGCGAGGCAATTGGCGAGCAGAACATGCCAAACGCTATAGCAGCGCTCCGCGCAGCCGGCACTGGAATTCCTGACGAGGCGCTTGTTGGCGTGTCGCGCCCCGCGTTTATTTCGCTGGTCGATCTTGCAGCAAAGAAAGACCCAGACAACACAATCAACGCTCTTCGGCGCCTACAAGGTGAAGATCAAGTCAACGAGCTTGCGCGTCTTGCGGGCGGCGTCACGCAGACCGAAGCCCGCGCAACCCGCGAGGCTACAAAACAAAACCTGCGCAGTTTAACCGCGCCGATGCGCGAACAGGCGTTGAGTGACGCCGGGCTAGCAGGGAAGTACGCGCCAGGTTTAGAGACTGATGTGTCACGTTTCCAAGGCGCCGCAACTGGCAAGGTCGAAGATGTTCGCATGCTAGAGCGCGCAAAAACCACCGCCCAAGCACGCGCAGGCGAAGAAGCCGCGCAGCCGCAAGTTCTTATGGGTCAGCGCCCTGACCGCAGCGAGCGGCTAATGCAGATGGCTGACAATGCCGAAAATTACGCGGCAAAATCGGCTGATGAATCGCTGCTGTTTGGTGACGCGGCGCGCTTTGCCAAGTACCAACTGGACAGCTTAGAGGCCGAAGGGCTTAAACCGTTGCGCCCGGCTGACTTCATTGGCAAGATCAAAGAACTAGGCAAGATTGACGAGATGGCCGGCAACGATCAGTTTGAGGCCGCGCTTGGGAAGGTCATCCGCGACATTGATAAGTGGACAAAGGCCGGCGGAATCATTTCCCCAGACGCGCTGTATGCGTTGCGTAAGAACTCTGTCAACAGTGCTATTGAGACTTTGTTTAAAGACCCAGACTCCCCCGCAGCCCGTCAGGTGGCAGCGGGCGTCTTGTCTCGCATCAAACCCATCATCGACGACGCCATCGAGGCGGCTGGCGGTAAAGGTTGGCGCAGCTATTTGGACGCTTTCGAGTCTGGCATGACAGAAGTCAACCAGCAGAAGCTGGCGGCCAAAGCGCTCGACTTGTTCAAGCGCTCGCCTGACGAGTATGTACGCTTGGTGCGCGGTGACAATCCGAAAGAGATTGAGAAGGTGTTTGGCGTCGGCAACTACGATATCGTTAAAGAAATGGGTGCCAAGTACCCGACGCTTAACAAACTGGCTGAAGGTGTTGAGCGGCGCGGCGCAGTTGAAACGGCGGTCAAAGAAGGCCGAGAGCCAATCGAAGACATCTTGCAGCGTAACAGAGGAATGTTCAAGCTGCCGGCATTGTTTGACCCAACTGTGACTGCGGGCAATCGTGTTCTTGCGATTTTGGGCGCAAAAGCGGACATCAAGACGATGGACGCTATTATCAAGTCGTTGCGCAGCAATGAAGACTTGCTTAAAGCGCTTGAGAAAGTCCCCGCAGTTCAGCGCAACAAGGTGCTGAAGGCGTTGTCAGACGATAGATCATGGATTCCTACCGGCTCCGCAGTGACAGCAGGAGCGGCAGTCTCTGGAGCAGAGTGATGGCATCAGCAAACGAAGTGGAGGCTCGCTTGAACACGCATGAAGCGGTATGCGCGGAACGATGGACTGAGACGATCCTGCGCATCAAGCGGCTGGAGCATATCTTGATCGGCGGGGCAGGCGCGATTATCCTGCTGTTGTTGGGGCTTGTGTTAAAGGTGTGAGATGCTAGACCCGATCAGTCTGTTGGCGACTGCGACTGCCGTCTTCAACGGACTGAAGAAGGCGGTGGAGCTGGGGCGCGAGGCCGAGGATGTGTTTGGCCAGCTTGGCAAGTGGGCCGGCGCCGTCAGTGACCTGCAAGAGTGGATGAACGGGCAGCAGAACACCAAGCCCCCGCTGTTCAAAAAGCTCACCTTCTCAAAGTCTGCGACCGTCGAGGCGTTTGACGCCTACGCCGCCCAAGTCAAGATCAAGGAGATGGAAAAGACGCTGTACCACTGGTTCCACTACGGGCCGTTGCAGCATCTAGGCCGCGACGGCTACGTCGAGTTTGTACAGATGCGCCGGCGCATCAAAGAGCAGCGCGAGAAGATGGTCTACGAACAAATCAGGCGACGCAAGAAGTTCATCAAGAACACCTCCGACGCGGCGCTCGTTGCCGTTGTGGTGGGCTTGGGCGCGATCATTCTGTTCCACATCGTCATGTTCATCGTCGACAGGTGGCCCAAATGAACTACATCTTTGGCATTATCGTCTTGCTCATCGCTGTCTTGATGATAGCCCTTGCGGAGGTAGCGCGCTGATGGCCCCGATCATTGCAGGTATCGTCTCTACTCTCATCCAGAACAACCTGCCCAAGGTCGCGCAAGCGGTCGTGGACAAGGGGCTTGATTACGTTCAAGAGAAGACGGGCGTTGAACTCAAGCCCGACATGAACGCCGAGGACATCACGCGCCTGCGCGAGCGCGCGATGCAGCATGAAGAGTTCATGGTCGAGCAGGCGAACAAGAACACGGCAGACGCCCGCGCGATGCAAATCGCGGCGCTTATCAACGGCAACGGCGTCGGCAAGTCGTTCGTTTACGTGCTGGCGACCTTCTGGTCCATCGTCGCAGCCGGGTACATCTTTCTGATCACGATGGTAAAGATTCCGACTGACAACGTGCGCTTTGCCGACACGGTGCTGGGCTTCATCTTGGCGACCGTGGTCGCAACCATCCTCAACTTCTTCTTTGGTAGCAGCGCGGGCAGCAAGGCCAAGCAAGATACGATTGAGAGCAAGAAATGAAAGAGAACTGGAGCGCCGCGCTGGCGGCAGTGCTGCATCACGAAGGGGGTTTCGTTCACCACAAGGACGACCCAGGGGGCATCACTAACCTTGGCTGCACCAAGGCGACGTGGGAGAAGTGGTGCGGGCATCCAGTGACCGAGCAGGACATGCGCGATCTGATGCCTGAGGACGTGGCGCCGCTCTACAAAGAACGCTATTGGGACAAGGTGCGCGCCGACGATCTGCCGGCGGGTGTTGATTACGTGGTCTTCGATACCGCCATCAACTCAGGCCCAGGCCGCGCGGCCAAGCTCCTGCAAGAGGTGGTCGGCGTGACGCCGGACGGCGCGATCGGCCCCATGACGCTGAAGGCCGTCGCTGCCATGCCGGCGGCGGACGTCATCAACAAGTTCCAAGACAATCGTCTTGTCTATCTTCAGACGCTACCCACTTGGCCCACGTTTGGTCGGGGCTGGGCGCGCCGCGTCGAAGAAGGTCGGGCTGCGGCACTACAGATGTCTCGATGAGCTTGTTGATGTACCACTGAGCCTTCCGCAAGTCCTCGACGCCGTTCTTCTGTTTCCAGCGCCACAGGTACTTGATGGCATTAGCGGTACAAACCGCATCAAGCCCTTCCAGCCCCGCGGTCGCTGACGCGAGCGCGTCAATACACTCAACGCCGCCGCGTGTGTAGTGCGGCGGGTGATTCACCATGTCTACCATTTTGCTTCTCCAAGTTCAGTCATCATATCCTCGAGCGTGGGGGTAGGAAGTGGGCCGCTTGGGCGGATCAGGTGTGTCGGAAACGGCCACTGCGGGCGGGTGTCGGACGATGGACCAGAGCTGTTGCCCGCTGACGGTGACGTATTGGGCGACGTTGATTTTCTCAAGTCTGAAGAGGGCATTGCGTACTCCACTTGGGGACATCATAAACCGCTCAGCAAGCGCCTGGATGGTGACAGGCGCTTTGTGCGTGCGTAGATAACGCTCAACTTTCTCGGTGAGCGTCATCTTGAATTACCAGTTGATTGCGGAGCATCCGCGCCTCGACCGTGATGTCTGAACATAGCTCACGCGCACGCATGAAGTTGTGTTCGTTTGTGGCGCGCCATAGCTCTTCCACCATGCGCTTTAAGTTCAGATAGCCTTCGCTGTAATCAATCATCGTCCTACCTCTGAAATGCGGGTTAGTTCTTTGGCCTTGGCCCACTTGGCATGGTACTCGGGTAGCTCCGACGGAGGCACCCAACCGTGACGGCGCCACGTCTTGGTGACGTCGGTTGCCACGCCTACGGCGTAGAGCACGTCGCACGCTTCAAGAGATCCAGCCGTTCCCGGGTAGTGCGTAATGCTGCTGCCCGCATATGCATCCGCTCGATCAGTGACACGCGCTTCTTGCCTGCCAGCTCCGCTTCGATCAGTTCCCATAGTTCACTCTCCGTCAGTTGATTAAGCCTTCGTTGTAGTTCGCGCCAGTTCAATTCGCTTCTCCAGTTTTGCAATCTCCGCAAGCACCCGGTTGAGCGCGCGCTGGGCGGCGTTGAACTCCCGCTGCCGTATGCGCGCCTCGGCCCGAGCGGCCTTTAGTTTCTCGTTCCATCGGCTCATTTGAGCGCCTCCAATGCCATATCAGATACCTCTCGTTTCTCATGTAAAGCCTTCCAGATCGTCTCGTCGACCGTGCCCTCGGTCGTGAGCACGTAGTTCAGCACGTCATGGCGCTGACCGCCTCGGTGCAGCCGACCGACCGCCTGCTCGTAGAGTTCCAGCGACCACGGGAGCGACATCCACACCATGCGGGATTGCCCTTGCAGGTTGAGCCCATGCCCAGCAGACGCAGGGTGGACCGCCAGCATCTCGATCTGCCCCGCGTTCCACCGCGCGATCGAGTCGTCGTTCACCAGCGTCTGCAAGCGCGGAAAGCGCGCCTGTAGCCCGGCAAGCTCGGCCTTGAACTGATACCAGACCAGCATCGGCGCTCGCTGGTTCTCGGCGTGCAGGTCCGCGACCGCATCGAGCTTGTGGTCTGACAGCCAGACGGTTTGTCGGTTCGTGTCGTAGACAAACCCAGCGCTCATCTGCTGGAGCTTGGACGTCACCGCAGCCGCATTGGCCGCGATGACTTCGGCGTTGGGGTAGATGAGTGCCATCTCGCGTTTGAGCGTCTTGTAGGGTTCCATAGGCATCTGGAGCTTGATCGGTAGCGTATGCAGCGGCGGTAGCGTGTCGCGGTACTCATGCGACTCGAGCACGTACGTCCACGGGCGTATGCGCTGCATGACCGCCTCGAGCGCGCCTGGTAGCGGCACGTAATCGCCGAAGTCGCGATTGATGCAGTGGAAGTATTGCTGCAAGAAAGCGCCTTTGCTGCGGCCTAGCATGGTCTGATCGACGATCTTGCACTGGCCGAACACGTCCTCAAGACCGTTAGACGTAAAGCTGCCGGTCAGCCCCCACCGGATCTGCATGGGCTCGATGACCTTGTGGAGCGCCTTGAATCGTTTGCCTGACGGGTTCTTGAGCCGCGTCAGCTCATCAAACACAACCGCATCAAAGTCGAGCTTCTGTTCCGCTAGCCATAGCAAGTTGTCGTAGTTGGTGGCAACCACTGGCGCGGGGGACGCAAGCGCTCGCGCCCGTTGCGCGGGCGAGCCGACGGCGACTGCGATCTCAAGACCTGGCGCCCAGAGCGCGGCTTCTGTCGGCCAGACCGACTGCGCGACCCGCAGCGGCGCGAGCACAAGAAAGCGCTTGGCGTGCCGCTCGTCCAGCATCGCTTTCATGGCCGTGAGCGCGGTCGCTGTCTTTCCCGCACCGACCCACGCCAAAATCATCGCGCGGTCGTTGGCGAACAAGAAGTCAGCGGCCTCGTCTTGGTAGGGTCTAAGCCGCATTTTTTTCTTTCAGCTTTGCTTCGATTAGCCGAATGTCATCCCACCCGACCGTCGATGTTTCAGGCCACATCTCAATGATGTCCTTATTTGTCAGCCCAACCAATTGGCGCGGTGCTGCGTAGAGCGGATACTGCTCCCATCCCCGATCCAATTCGAAATCATCAAGTTGACGGAGTAATGGTTCTTCGTAATTTCCTTGAACATGCATCCACGCCACCGGCTGCGCCTTCTGCCGCGCACAGGTTAGGCACCCTTCACCGGGGATCATCGCTCTCCAGCCGCACTCCTTGCACAACTCCAGCGCAGTCTGGTCGTACTGCTCGATGGCAGCGCGGAGGGCGTCTTCAATTTGGAAGATCGGTGAGTGCGCGGCTGATACGGCTTCTCGCGTTGCCTTGTTTACTTTGTTGCCGAATGGCGGCACTGCCCACCAACGGCGCTTGAACTCTTGCACATACTCCAGCGCCTGTCGCATGACCTCGATGCTCATGATGCGTACCCATCTGAAATGACCTTCGCCTTGGCTTCCTCTATTGCACCGATCAACATCAACCGATCAGGCACCATAGATGTCTTGATCTTGAACTGACCACGATCTTTCCAGAACGACAGAATAATCACCGTGTCTGGGTTCTCGTCCATCACATCTTGCAGAGCTTCTTGTGCGGCCTCTCTGTATTGGTTTGGGATGTCTACAGGTTTTAGTGCGCTCATTTGTTCCTCCACAAAAACCGCAACGTCAGACCGTCAACAAAGTTCCGTTTGAACCTTGTTTCAGGTGCCCATGCGACGTAGCCGGTGATGATGCCAACGGCCCAGCCGATAAAAAAGGCTTCTGTCATAGCCAACTCCATGCAAGCACATACTTCCGACGCCCATCACGCACATCAATCTGCCGGTATTTTCTCGGCAGTCGTTTTGCAAAATATCTTGCTCGACCAAGAGAGCGAGTCACGATGACGTTTGTGTAACCGCGCGGTGTCACTAATGGGCGCTTTAGCATCACGCAGAAAAATTTCATATCTCCCCCTTCAGCACTTTGGCTGCATACAGATACTGATTGTGCTGACCACCAGATCGCTCGTGCAGGCGCTCCAGCATCAGCACGCACCGATCACGCTCGTAGGCTGCAACACGCTCTGCAAAGCGCATCAGAAAGGCTACGTCTTTCTCTGGCGTCTCCGATAGCTCCCAGAACGCTCCGGCCTCAGCAGCGATCTTTAAGATCTCGTTTTGGTTCATCTGTTCCTCGCTTCCAGCATTGCGTCTGCCACGATGTATGCCGCTTGGGCAATCTCCTTCGGGTTGGTGCTGTTCGTAGTAAGACCCTGCATTGCCTTCGCTGCGAAGTAGTCGCGCAGTGACATACCGCTTAACGTGGTTCGCGCATCTAGAGCCGGGAACGCTGGGCCTCCATTGTTCATTTCTCACCTTTCCAAGCATAATCTTTATGCGCTGCCAATCTTTCTGCCGTAGCAATCATTGCCGCTTCTTCTAGAGTTTTAAAAGAACCCAAGTGTTTGTTTTTTCTGTTGACACAAATATTTGCCACCCATTTTTTTGACCGTTTATTCCAATAAACACCTTTGACCCCAGATTTTGCTAACGGCTTTCTGTTTTGGCTGTTCTGTAAATCTGTAGCAGGTCGAAGGTTTTCTATTCTGTTATCAGTTCTGATTCCATTTATATGGTCTATTTGTTCAGGCAAATTACCGTGGTGATATAAATAAATTATTCTATGAACCTTATAATTTTTCCCATCAACGCATACGGCTAGATACCCTCTATCTGTTTTGCTTCCCATAACATCTCCAACATTTCTTCGTTTTCGTTTTATTTTCGCAATTAGTTGCCCGTCTTTATAATCAAACAACTCATGTAGTCGATCTTGGGTAACCATTACAAACCCTTTCGTGCTCGGATTGCTTCGGTAAGTTTGAGCGCCCAGACGGGCTCGTCGTATTGCAGAGCGTAGTTCTCTATCAACTGAGCACACGCCTCTCGTTCGGCCTTGACTGCTTCACGCACCGCAACACACGCAGGACGCTGACACTCAGCGTGACAGGTGTGAATTCCGTCGTAGGACAGATGCTGTGCGATGAGAGCGGCGAAGCGTTCGGCAAAGTAAACAAACTCCTCGCTGGGCCTGTAGTTGAACTGAATCCCTTCAGCCTCCTGCGCCATGCGGATGATGTCGTCTCGGTTCATTTCGCACCTGCCCGGATATATTCCGCCGCCACCTCTAATGCTGCTGCACGAATGTCATTACACCGCTTAGCCATACGCTCACATAACTGTGCGCATTTCTCTCGTTCAGTTTCTATAATTAACTTCGCAAAGACCGGGAAAGCAGATTCAGACATTACTAACCATTCCTCTCCGTCTTCTACTTCCGTATACGTCCCGGCCCGCTGAGCCAACTCCATCACTTCGTCTTCGCTCATTTTCTTTTCCTCATTGCAGCTGCTATAGCAAGCGTTCCGTAACCGTCTAGACCCATCTGTTCTGTTAGATCTGCACAGTCCTTCCTTTCTGCTTTCTTCCCGGCTTCGTATGCTTCCTTCCAAAACTTCTCTAAGCCTGAAGCGTTAAAGATCCATCCTGCTGTAAGAGCACTGTGCTTCTCTGCGCGGTTCAGGATCTCATCTCGTTTCATATTCCTTCCTATGTTCTGCTTCCATCTCCCTAAGATCTATCGCTACATCAGCAACGCCATGCCAATCGTTCCGGGCGATCATGACCTGTAGGTACTCTATTAAGATGGCTCGCTGGGTTGTGTAGCCGGTGTAGGCTTTCATTCTTCCTCCTCCAAGCTAACGGGCTCTCCTTTAATCCTCAGCCACAATCCGTAGTTCTGCCGAAAGTTCCTACGCCTCATAGCATCAAACCCCGCCCGGGGGTGGGGGTGGTTATCAGCCATCACCTCTCTCAGCTTGGTTCTAAAGTGCCCGGGGTCGATGTCCAGCCAAGTAGCGTACTCAGCTAAACCTGCTTGCGTTTCATCGAACAAAAACCGCATGGCAGTAAACGCTTCTACTGTCATCGGAAATTTGCTGTCTTTGTTCTTGACCGGGGCAGCGGTTGCGTCATTCACCGCTAAGGCAATCACAGAAGATAACAACGCCTGACAGGCTCTAGTCTGGTCATACATTGATTTTCTCCTGCTGGTCTGTAATGGTCGCCCGGGTAAGCCGGGCAGCTACTACGATTTGATCGCAAAGCTCCTTTGCAGTTAAGTAATCTTTATCTAGACACGCCCGATACAGGTCGTGAACTAGGTTCTTTAACTCATGACAACCTTCGCTGTAATCAATCATCTATCTTTCCTTGGCAATTAAAATCTATACGGAATGCGTAACCGTCTGACGGTTCTAGACAAGGTGTTTCGTTAGATCCACCAGTGTCTAGGGTTCTATAAAACAGCCACTTTGCTTTTATCGTCGGGTCATCACTGGGAGGTGACCAACCAAATGACTTCCATGTGGCCTGTACGTCTGTCACTCTTTTGTATACGGTGATATCCATCATGCCTCCGGCATTGAGTAAATGAACTCAGGCGGTACTGCAAGCCTGCCCAGCGGTTGTTCCCGGACAAACGCATGCAGCGCTCTCATGGCGCGTTTACAGGTTTCTGTACGTGCCGCACCAACCCATGCGTTCGGCGTCATCAGCAGGTGTTCTCTCAGACGAATAGCTGCGTTCTCATGCGGTCCGGCAGGTTCACCTGTGTACATCACCTTTACAAACCTAGCGAGTTTCTCTTCTGGCTCCCCAGCCAAGAGCGCACAAACATACACCGATAAGATCCCGGCGTGTGTAACTTGCCGTTTCTTGGAGATGACCATCCGGTCAACCTTGTGCAGGACTTCGTAGTACTTCTTTATAAACCACGCAATGTCATGAACACTCTTGGGTTTTGTAGTGGTGCCCATGTTGGACATCAGGAAACGTGTGATGGCTACGATGTTCCTATTGGTCCCCTCAGCTAGACCGCCGATGGCGATGGCGTCATGAGCCTGTCGTTTAGAGTGTTGATCTAAGACAGCCCCTGCTTTCTTAGGCAGGCCGTGAGTCACCATGAACTGAACATCACGGTTAGCTTTGATAACCGCTAGGAGACGGTGCTGCCCATCAGCAAGGACGCCATCTTCGTAAAACGCAATGCCTTGATGGGTGAGTTCCCACCTGCCTTCTCTCATGTCATTAGCGTAGTTGCTAATGGCACCTTCCCGGACGTTCCGGTTTCGCTTGTTAAACTTATCCAGCCACGACTTCGCCATCGTTGGCGTTACGCTTACTACTTTTGTTGTTACTTTCATTTTCCTTCAATCCTTTTAAAAACTGTTCTGGCATTTTCTCTGTTACCCAGAACCCGGCTTGGTTAAGAGACATTCCGTTGCTGATCATTTCGTCCGATGTCATGCAGCGTCTTGTAGACCAATCTTTCGGTTTATCAAACACTCGATGTTTATCGAAAGCTCCTATTGAATTAAAGTACTCTTTACATACTCCGCATTGGTTTCTATTTCCTTTAAGCAGTTTCATTCATACGGGCCTTTTCAATTTCTTCGTTAATCAACTCTGCGAAAGATTTCCCAGACGGGAATCGCATTTGCGAAGCTTGATTGTTATCAATAATTTTCATGGCATGTTCCAAACCGCTGTTAAATCCGGCGGTGTATGGATTACCTTCTGTGATCCTGATTGAGATAGCTTCCCTCATAAGTTGAGACATTGGAAT